GGGAAATTTCTTTCCCGCTCTATCAGGTCTACAGCCATGTCGTCGATTATGACGCTAAAGCTGTGCTCCACGCAGAGTAAAAGCGATCTCTGCGGCCTGTCCGGCAAACAAACCGGGTTGGTAATGCTTATCCTTCAGCGTTCCTCTATGAGGCCATCATGAATACACGTGAAACTGATATCCTGCGTCATGCCCAGTACCTGTTTAATACTCTGATGAACTCGCCACTTGTGACGGTCCATCCAGAGGATTATCTGGCTGGGTTGCACCGAGAAATTGTTTCACGCGTGACGGCCATGTTCAATGATCTTCCTCCGACGGTTCAACCGCTGGTGGACGATTTTGGACTTCTTCACCTCCTGCCTCGTGTGCTCCCCGGGTTCCTTCAAGAGGAATTCGAGAAGATGCAGATGCAGGTTCGGACGGTCTCCTTCAATCGGATGATTGAGGAGGATACCCGTCTGAATCGTGAAGAGTAGGTCTTGTCAACCTACAATTAGAGGACGTGCTATTTATCCAAGGTACCTATGGGAACTCGAGACTACGACGTATATCTACGCGGAACTGGCTACACGGGCTATCCTAACTCACAAAATATGAGTGTGAATGACCCGTCTGCAAAGCACGCGTGGAGGTCTAGCTCGAATTCAAAACGCCATAGGCCTGCTGGTTGGATTCCTCCAACTAGCTATAGCATGGAAGAAGGATCGTGGCAACGCCCTAGGGGGTCCATTGTTGAACCTAGCGGGTGGAGACAAGACGGTTATTTAAACGTCGAGAATCCACTCTCTATGTTTGGCAAGGACTGTAGTGCTTTAGGCATTCCCCAGGTGTTCCCGAGCTATCTGGCAAATCGGGCGCTCCAGAACGTTCGGCTAAAAGTGAAGGATCAATCCTTCAATGCAGCCCAGGCGTTTGCTGAGCGTGCGCAGACAGCTCGTCTCGTAGGTGGGGCTCTAACTCGTATCGCCCAAGCGGCTATCCTGTTTAAAAGACGCCGATATGAAGCTGCCTTTGCAAGGCTCGACTTCTTCTCGGAACGTCTCAGGAAAGAGCACTTGGCTAATACGGTGTTAGAGTTCAACTACGGGGTTCGACCGTTGATCCAGGATATTTATGGAGCTTGCGAAGCCCTTGACAAGGCTGGCAATGGTGTTTGGATAAACACCTATCGGTCGAGAGTCCAAGAGAAGTATAGCCTTACGAGAGATCGTGGCACGAGTTCGAGCACTGCTCGAGCAACCGGCGAAGTCTTTTATGGGGCTATGGCTCGTTTGGACGTTATACCCGGCAACACGGCTCTTCAAACAGCTGTGTCGTTGGGCCTTACTAATCCTGTCTCCTTAGCGTGGGAATTACTCCCATTTAGCTTCGTTGTCGACTGGGCGTGGCCACTGGGTGATTACTTCTCCCAGTTTGACGCGCTGGCCGGTGTCGAAGTGAAAGGATACTCGATGTCGAATCTTACTAAGATCCGCGTCAAGTATGAAGGCAGGAAGCCCGCAGGTACTAATCAGATAGTCAACTGGGATAGTTATTACCGGTTGACAAAACTGAATCGGACTGCGTCCTTGAGCGTTCCATTTGCGACCCTACCGAGGGTCAAGGATCCGTTCAATAGTAAGGAACACGTGCTGAATGGCCTGGCTCTTCTAGCTGGCGCCTTCAGATAACCCTAATGTTTCATAAACCGAGGTAAAAGGCATATGCCTTCGATGTCCGCGCTCACCATCAATGATGGTGCTGCAACTCCTGTTGCACACACCTTTACGCCGCAGTCTGTTGACGGCGGCAAGGCCCTGTTCTTCGACAAGGTGACCGGGATCCCGGCGGGTTATTCCCGTCTGGATCATGAAGTCCGGTTGGCCAAGTCGGCGACTGGTGCCCACAGCGTGATTGTCGGGTTCCTTATCCCGATCATGGCGCTTGTGAACGGTGTGCAAACGCGAGTCCGTGTCAGCTCTGCTCAGGTTCGCCTGAACTTCGCACAAGACTCGACGGATCAGGAGCGCAAAGACCTGGTGGCTTACGTCATCAATGGTCTGAGCAACGCGACGATCAAGCCCACGCTGTACAACACGGAACCGTTCTTCGGTTAATTCCGAGGGACGCTCCGTAGGGAGCAGTGTGGTGCCTACTGTTTCGTTGTCTCACTCGCTCATGAACGCCCCGTTGGGGCTCACTGCTATGAGGATCTTCCTATGGCTACTGTCCGTCGCCGCCCTTCTGGGGCTGCTCTCGTTGCTTGTGCTCCGCCCCTCGCTCGTATCCACGAGCGAATCTTCAGCGCACTCGATCTCAAACCCCGCGAGGGGTGCGAGTTCGGTGGCGCCGGAGGGAGTGGTTTGTTCGTTCCCAACGCAGGAGTTTTAAATGAAGTTGAGCAACATGCTCTCCTTTATTTTGCTTCTGAATGGCTTTCTAAACTTGATGACGGTAAGTCTTCTAGTGCGAAAGTCACTGAAACGTGGGAACGGTTTAACCGTGCGGAAGCGTCCTGCTTTGCAACGAACCAAAGACTCACGAGAGAGTGGCGAAACTCGCCATACGTCCGAGAAATTAATCTCGCACGTAAAATAGTCTCGAGGGTCCTAGGTAAGTTCGACTGGGACGAAGCAGCGAAAGGTTTTAGGTGGAGCAAAGGTGCTACTACCAGACTGACCCGACAACAGTCGGATGCTGCGCACAAATATAGCGGTACGCCGCATGCAACAATCGGTAACGCCGTCCTCGCGAACACTCTCATCGAGTGGACACCGGGATGGGCCCAGAGTATCGGGCCCGTCGATCCGGCAGAGGGTATCGGCTACGTGAAAATCGTAGACGGTAACGACGTTGTCACTGTCCCGAAGAACTACAAGACGGACCGTACAATTGCCATCGAACCTGATATGAACATACATGTTCAGCTCGGAATCGGTGCAGTTATACGTCGCAAGCTCCGAGGAATCGGAATAAACCTGGACGATCAAACCCGGAACCAACGAATGGCCCACGTGGGGTCATTTGCTGGAACTCTGGCTACGATCGACCTAAGCATGGCGAGCGATACTATCTCGCGAAGCGTGGTTGAATTGCTTGTTCGTCCTGACTGGCTGGAGGCACTAGGGCAGTGCCGCAGTCCTTTCGGAGTTCTTCCTTCTGGTGAGAAAATATTTTACCAGAAGTACTCCTCTATGGGCAATGGGTACACGTTCGAGCTAGAGTCACTACTGTTTAGTGCTCTTGCTTTCGCGTGGGCTCACATCCATGGAGAAGAGGTGAGTCGTATCTGCGTGTATGGGGACGATATTATCGTCCCTAGCACAATGGCTCCTCGTTTCTGTGGCCTCCTTGAGTATCTTGGCTTCACGCCAAATGAGAAAAAGAGCTACTGGACCGGCGAGTTTCGTGAGAGTTGTGGTAAACACTACTTTCGCGGCTACGATATCACACCTTTCTATGTCAAGCAGATCCCAAAGAAGTTGATCGATCTTTTCAAGATTCATAACCAGATCTGGCGGTTTTGCGACCGCGCAGACTGGCTGTCTCTTGAGAGAAAGAAGAAACTCATGGAAGTATGCTCATGGCTCAGAGGCTATTCACCTTCGAGCTGGCGTAGGCCTACCATCGTGGACGGATTAGGTGACGGAGCCTTCGTCGGATATTTTGACGAAGTGCTGCCGGACCGCGATCCTCGCGGGTGGGACGGATACGTGTTTCCAAGTATCGTCTCAATCCCGGTCCCTGATGCCTCTTGCGAGGTGTCTGGGTTGCTGCTAAAGAGTATGGTAAGGCTTGAGAAAGCCGAACATTCTCGTCAGCGGACCATCTTTCATGGCAAAGAGCCTGAAGGAATGATGGAGGTGCTTCCCATAAAGAAGCAAAGGTACGTGAGTGCGATGATCTTCCAACCATCGTCGCACCTACGTAGACAGTGCACCGGCT